TCGATCACATTTTATTGTAGTATAAAAAGATGCCTCTTAATAAGTTAGAGAATTTTATAAAGAATACAGAAGGTCGTATCCTTTATGTAAACCCAAATGATCTTGATTCAACAGACGCTATTGATAATCAAGGCAATTCATTAACAAAACCCTTCAAAACTATTCAGAGAGCACTGATAGAGTCTGCTAGATTTTCATATGTAGCAGGAAATGATAATGATTTAATAGAGAGAACAACAATATTACTTTTTCCTGGTAATCATATTGTAGATAATAGACCTGGTTTTGCCATAAAAGATGAAGCGGGAGTTGCGAAGGCAGTTAGTCCAAGTGGATCTGTAACAGGTGCTTTAAATACATTTACTTTAACTTTAAATTCTAATTTTGATTTAACACAAGAAGATAATATACTTTATAAGTTCAATAGTGTAAATGGTGGTGTGATAGTTCCTAGAGGAACTTCAATAGTTGGATTAGATTTAAGAAAAACAAAAATAAGACCTCTATATGTACCAAACCCAACTGATAATGATGTAAGACAAAGTGCGATATTACGCATCACTGGTGCTTGTTATTTCTGGCAGTTTACATTCTTTGATGGAGATGATGCAGGTTTAGTATATACAGATCCAGTTGATTTTAGTTCTAACAATCAATCAAAACCAACTTTCTCTCATCATAAACTTACTTGTTATGAATATGCAGATGGTGTTACTAAATTACCACAATTTAGTGATTTAACTGATCTTGACATATATTACAGCAAATTATCAAATGCATATAATGAAGCTGCAGCAAGAAGAGCAATAACTCAAAAATATCCAACCGCAGCGAAAGGATTTTCTCCACAAAGACCTGAATTTGAAATTGTAGGAGCATTTGCCACTGACCCATTAAAGATATCTAATATTGAGTCGGGTGATGGATCAGTACCAGGTCAGGTTGTTACAGTTACAACCAATATTGGTCATAACCTCACTTCAGGGACACCAATTAAGGTTCGTGGTATTAATGTAGCAGATTATAATATATCAACGAAAGTATCAACTGTCATTGATACAACTAGATTTCAATATTCATTACCATTTGTCAGACCTAACTTACCCGCTGGTGAATCAGCTGGTTTAAGTGCTTCTAATGGACAAGTATTAGTTGAAACTGATACAGTATCAGGAGCATCTCCTTATATTTTCAACAACTCAATGCGTTCTGTATTCGGTATGCAGGGTATGCATGCTGATGGTAAGAAAGCAACAGGTTTTAGATCTATGGTTGTGGCACAGTTCACTGCTGTTTCACTTCAAAAAGATGATCGTGCTTTCGTTAAGTATAACAGCACAAATAGAAGTTATAGTGGAATTGTATTTTCAAAACAAACAGGAACACTTTTATCAGCTGAATCTTCATCAACAAATCCAGAGACAGTATACCACTTAGATCAGGAAGCAAATTATCGTAAGGGATGGAGAACTAGTCATATTAAGGTATCAAATGACGCTGTTGTTCAGATTGTTTCTGTATTTGCGATTGGTTTCCATAGTCATTTTAATATGATAGATGGTGCTGACGCATCAATTACAAACTCTAACTCAAACTTTGGTACATTCTCTCTTGCTGCTGAAGGATTTAAGAAGGATGCCTTTACTAAAGATGATAAAGGTTTCATCACTTCAATCATCACTCCAAGATCAGTTGTAACAAATGATCAGGAAATTGAATTTTTACAGTTAATTAAAGATAGTGCTTCTAGTACAACAAAATTATACTTATTTGGACAAACTTCATTAACAGTTCCACCATCACATATAGTACAAGGATTTAGATTAGGAGCAAAGGTAAACGAAAAGATATTCGTTGATGCTTCTGATGGAAATACATATGAAACTGTCGTAGTAATGTCAAATGGTGCAGGTACTGGAACATCTGATACATCACAAAAAACATATGAAGCAACTCACTCTGCTGCTACTGCTACTAAGAAAAATGTATTTACTGTAGGAACTCACGCATTACAGAATGGTGAGTCAGTTAGAATTATTGCTGATAATGGTGATTTACCAGAAAATATTGATCCACATACAGTTTATTTTGCAATCACAAATGCGGGAGACTCAGATTTATCTGCAACAGAAATTCGTATCGCTTCATCAAAAACCAATGCAGAACTTGCTAATCCCGTATTTTTAAATACAATTGCTGATCCTGTTAGTAAATTTTCAATTATAAGTCGTGTATCAGATAAAAAACCAGGTGAAGCGGGACATCCTATTCAATATGATACATCAAGAAGTAGATGGTTTGTACATACATTAGCTTCAGGTAATACACTTCACGCAAAAATAAATGATGATACTATTGGAACTGATGATATATCTTATATTATAAGGAAGGACGATGATAGAAGTTTAGATGAAAAAGTTTACAAGTTAAGATATGTTGTTCCAAAAGAACTTACAAATGGTAGAGACCCTGTAGATGGATTTGTTTTACAAGATTCAAACTTTACAACAGTTTTAGCAAACAGTGATTTCACGAAAACTTCAATAACCGCATCAAATTATGATTTTGATCGCAACACAAGATTTATATCTCAAGCAAGTTTTGATAGCACATTAAATTTAGTAACAATCCGTTCAGATAAACCTCATAATGTAAATGTTGGTGATCAAATTGTAGTTAAAAATGTTTTAAGTTCTGTTAACTCAACTGGTTTAGATGATAAGGGTTACAATGGTACTTTTACTGTTGATAGTATTGTTAACGACAAAGAGTTTAAATATTCAAATACTGATGTTGAAAATATTACACACACTGTAGGAACATTTACAAATAATACTCAAACACGTACAACTCTTCTTCCAAGATTTAGTCGAAATGATAATAAAGGAAACTTCTTTGTATATCGTACAGAAATAGTCACTCCATATATTAAAGATACTCAAGATGGTATTTACCATTTGTTTGTATTGAATAGTGATAATGCAATGACAGACCCATCAGGTCAATTTACTGATGAGAAATATAATCAAAACATTGTCAATCTTTATCCAGAATATGATCGTGATAATATTGATGCAAACCCACCAGAAGCAACATCTTTTGCAAAGAGATTTCCACTTGGTGATGTTGTAACTAATGATCTCAAGAAGAGTATCACCAGAGAAACAACAAATAAATTTATTGAGTCTTTTGATATTTCAAATACAATTAGTGCAGTCACTAATAATACAAATAATTCAGTTATAACTTTTACAGAACAGCATGGACTTCAGGGATTAAAAAGTTATAATGCTTTAACTGGTGGTGGAGGACATACAAATGGTACATATTATAACGTTAAAATATTTAATAGTAATGCTACACCTTCATCTGCGGTTTGGAATGGTGCTACTGCCGATTTAACAGTATCTAGTAATTCAGTTACCTCTGCTTCTATTAATCAAAGTGGTCAAAATTATACTGCTGGAACTTACTATTTTGATAGTTCTACTGTAGCAACAGGTGGTATTGCAGGAAGTCCAGATGCGAGAATAACTGTTACTTCTGCTGGTATTTCTTCTGTGACTGGAAATTATGTTCAAGTAACTGGTATTAGTACAGGAACTGACTCATATCATAGAATTAGTGCAGTAAATACAAATAACCAAATAACTGTTGCTAAATCTGCTGCTGATACATTGTTAAATGGTCAACAAGTTATTGATTTAGGACCTTGGACAGCAGTTGGTAGTGCATCCTTCTCATCAACAGTTACAACATTCAATACCACTGTAGGTCACGGATTAGTGGTTGGTAATAAATTTAGGGTATTAAATGCTAGTGATGTAAACTTAGGTGATTTTATTGTTGCAAGCGTTCCTGATGTTGATACATTTACAGCAGTAACAACCACTGCATTATCAAGTCCTAAGTATATCTTGAAGCATGGTTTATCTGATAATGAAGCAATATCAGGTAAGGAAGGTGAAAATTTAGGAGTAAGAGGTTTTTCAATATTTGATCATGAAATATTGAAGTTAAATGAAGTTATTACTTCAGCAGATTCTGCATTTAAAGTAACCTTATCGGATGGAACTGTTAACGCAACTTCAATTACAAATCGTTTCCCACTTGGTTCTTACATAGAAATAGATGGAGAAATAATGAGAATTTCTTCCAATACTTTAAGTGGTAGTGGTGATGAGATATCCGTAATTCGTGGTGCATTAGGTACAATCAGTTCTGCACATCCCGCAAATTCTAAAATCAAGAAGATCAAACCATTACCAATTGAACTTCGTAGACCATCTATATTAAGAGCATCAGGACATACATTTGAATACGTTGGTTATGGTCCAGGTAACTATTCAACTGCATTACCACAATTACAGAATAGATCATTATCAGAAAGAGAAGAGTTCTTAACACAATCTCAAGAAACATCTTGCGGTAATGTAGTTTACACAGGTATGAATGATAAAGGTGACTTCTATATTGGAAACACTAAGATTGCATCTGCCAGTGGACAACAAACTACATTTGATATTCCAATTCCTACAATTACAGGTGAAGATCCAAATCGTTTAAGTTTAGTTGCTGACGAAGTAATTGTTAAAGAGAGATTACTTGTTGAAGGTGGTACATCAAAACAGATACTATCTCAATTTGATGGTCCTGTTACATTCAACGAGAATGTAAGATTAGCAAATCAGAATAAGAGATTAGATGTTACTGGTGAAATTAAAGTTGCTTCAACTGGTAAAATAAGAAATCATAGTGAAACAAATTCAACTAGCACAACAACAGGTTCGATTGTTACTTTAGGTGGTGTTGGTATTGGTAAGAGTATGCATATCGGTGGTGATATAGTTGGTTTAAACACACCTGATATAGTTGGATTTGGATCAATCACTGCTGCTACATTCTTTGGTGATGGTGCTGGTTTAACAAACACAGGTGCTCAATTATCTTCTGCTAGTTCTGGAAGTGAAAGAGTTGTATTGACAGATAAAACATCTGGCACAATGACAACTGCAAAGACTGATCCACAACTTACATTTAACTTTGCTACTAACACTCTAACATCGACTGCCTTTGCTGGTGCATTAACTGGTGATGTAACTGGTAATGTTACTGGTAATGTAACTGGTAACGCTGATAGTGCAACAACTGCTGCTAATCTGAGTTTCGGAACTGCAAGTCAAGTCGTATTTAAGAATAGTTCCAATAATGGTGCTACATCAGCTAACTTAACGTTTGATGGAAATATTTTGACTGTTAATGATGGTGATATTATTGGTAAAAAATTCCTTAAACTTGATGGAACTGCATCAAATTCAGGTGATATTCATACTGCTGGTGGTGATGATGGTATTGCTGTAATTCAGAATACAGCAACTAATGGTCAAATAAGAATTGCTGGAAATAATGGTGGTTCTAATGTAACTATAGCATCATTTAATGTTGAGTCTGGTCAACCAATATTAAGATGTGATGGTGACATCGTTGCCTTCTCTGGTTCTGACCTCAACTTAAAAGAGAATCTTGTAGCTATTCCAAATGCTCTTGATAAGGTTGGATTGATTACAGGATATACTTATAATTGGAAATCAGATACTTCATATGATTATCTAAATGGCAATGCAGATACTGGTGTAATAGCACAAGATGTTGAAGCACTTGGATTACCAGGCATCACTACAACAAGAGAAGATGGTGTGAAGGCACTTCGTTATGAAAGATTGGTTCCAGTTTTAATTGAAGCAGTTAAAGAATTGACTGCTAAAGTTAATGCTCTTGAAAACAAATAAATAACTAAAAATATAACTGATGGCAAATATCAAGAAGAATTTTAATTTTCGTAACGGTGTACAGGTAGATGATGATAACCTGTTAGTGACGGCTACTGGTCTGGTTGGTATTGGAACCACCGTGCCTACAGAAGCTCTTGATGTTCGTGGAAATATAAAGATAATTGGCGATGCAACCATCACTAATGCTACAGTTGGTGTTCTTACTATTACAGAAGTTTCTCCAACTCAAATAATCGGTGCTGGTGTAAGTATAAAAAGTGGAATTATTACAGCATCAGGATCAGGAATAGTTACATTTTTTGGTGATGCAACTAATTTGTTAAATATGCCAACCTCTCAGTGGCAAGATACAAACGCTGGATTTGGTGTAAGTAGTATTTACAACACAGGTGGCACAGTCGGTATTGCAACTACAAATCCAAAATCGACAATTCAAATTGGTGATAATCCTGATATAGTTGGAGGAAGAGGTGTAGGTATAAGTTCAGTTGGTGATATAAATGCGTCAGGTATTATTTCTGCAACCACATTCTCTGGAGTATTGACTGGTAATGTCACTGGAGATCTCACTGGTAATACTCAAGGTATTCATACTGGTGCTATTAATCTTGGTGATAATGTAAAGGCACAATTTGGTAATAGTGGAGATCTAGAGATATATCATTCAACAGCGAGTGGTGGAAATTCTATTATTAGTGATACTGGAACTGGTAATTTAATTATTGGTGGTAGTACAATCGAATTTAAAAATGCAGCAATTAATGAAACTCAAGCAGTATTTTTTGAAGGTCAGCAAGTAGATTTATATTATGGTAATACAAAGAAATTTTCCACATCTGGTGTTGGTGTTACTATAACATCTCAATTAGATACAACTAATTTAAATGTATCTGGTGTTTCTACATTTAATGAGGATGTAAACTTTATTGGTGCTGCAAGTACTATTCAATTTGATAAATCGGATAGTTCTTTAGACTTTAATGATAATGCTAGAATTAGAATAGGTAATAATTCAGATTTACAGATTTATCATAATTCTAGTGGAAATAGTTATAGTTATATTAAAAATTCTAATTCAGAACCTTTAAGAATAACTAGTGAACTTACGCAGATAAGAAATAGTGCTGATAATGCTAATATTGCTGATTTTCAGGAAAATTTTGGTGCTCAATTATATCACATTGGAACAAAGAGGTTTGTTACTTCTGGAGTCGGTGTTACTGTTTACAATCAATTAGATACAACTAACATCGTTGCATCTGGTGTAATTACTGCAACAACAGAACTTAATTCACCTTTGATTGGTGTTGGAACTGATACTCCTGCAAACGATATTCAGGTAAGGAAGTCTGGTAATGCTGAGATACAAGTCACCAGTGACACAGGCACAGCAGGTTTAACAGTTGGAAGAGAGTCTGGGACAGGTAATACAAATAACGCAGAGTTTAGATACGGTGGAGGAGCAGGTGCTAATTATAGTACCCCTCAGTCACTTGATATAATAAATTATGGAATTGAAAACTTTAATTATTATTTAAGTGCTAATAATCCTGGCGGAGTAGTTGGAGATTATCATTGGCATAAGGGATTGAACTCCTCTAGATTAATGACCTTAACAAATACGGGTCGTCTTGGTGTTGGGCAGACACAACCTACCACTACACTTCATGTTCAAGGTATTTCAACAGTTACAAGTAATTCATTTGTGGGTGGTAATTTTAATGTTTCAGGTAATACAGTTCTTGGTGGTAATGTAACAATCAGTGGTTCTTTAGGAATAACAGGTAATGTTACAGCAAACATAACAGGTAATGTTACAGGTAACTTGACAGGAAATGTCAATGCGACAAGTGGTATCTCCTCATTTAGAAAAATTGGAATTAACACAACCGTTCCAACTAATTCAGTTGATTTTGATTGCTTACAGGGTGATGCAGCATTTAAGAGAGTAGGTATCGGATCAACACAACCAAATGCTATTCTTGATGTTGGTGGAGATTTGTCAGAAGCTTCTAAGAAAATGATAATTTTACCAAGAGTATCTGCTGCAAGTACATCTCTTGTGCAAGCAGATCAACCAGAGGGTGGAGGTTTAATTTATAATACGACTTTAAGAAAATTACAATTCCATAATGGAACAAATTGGGAAACAGTAACCAGTGTTGAGGTCACAGGTTAATGGCTATCAAAGTAGCAGGTGCGAATCCACCATCCAACTCATTATCATTTCTTGAGATTGAAAATGAATTTGGTCAGAATTCTAGTAGGTCGCTTGGTGACTATAGGATGAATAATCTGGATATTGGAGCTTTGACTGAAGTATCATTATCGAGAGATGGGTGTGGTATAAGTGCAAATAGTGATATACCTATTGATAATGAAGAAATAAAATTTAGTGATTTTTACAGTGCAAAACAAAATATTATAATTGATTTACACACTTCAAATCAAAATCGTGTAAATGCAAAGAATGATAAGTATAATGCCTCAGTTGCATCTGGTAATTTTACCATAGTCGGTAGTGCAGGTAATTCTAAACCATCTAGCACTAATGGTAAAAAAGTAATTATTCATGTAACTAAAACAATTGGTGGTGCTACAGGTAGTGTTAACAATGTAGCATTAAGAACTGGTAACTGGGATAGTGGAACTGAAGTATTAGTTGAAGTTGCAACAGGTGGTATTGTTATTGGTGCAGGTGGTAAAGGTGGTGATGGTCGTGAGTCAACATCAGGATTACCAGGAGAAGATGGTACAAGTGCATTAGGTATTGATTATAATGGTACAGACATACAAACCACTGGTGGATCAATTATTTGTGGATTTGGTGGTGGTGGTGCAGGTGGTGGAGGAGAGACAAAAAGAGAAGGAAACTGGAGAGGATCTGGAAGAGGACCTGAAGTGAACGCTGGTGGCGGTGGCGGTGGTGGTGGTCAAGGAGTACCTGGTGGTGCTGGAGGAACAAGTCCTGAAGGAGCATCGCATAATGGAACTGCTGGATCAGCAACTGCAGCTGGAAATGGGGGAGAAGGAGCAGAAGTAGTGAGTAGAGGAGAAGCAACGATAAATGGTGGACTTGGTGGAGAAGGAGGACATACTGGCGATACTTCTGCTGATACAGGAAATAGTGCTTTTCTAAGTGGTAATGAACATGAAGATGCAAATACTACAAGTGGAGGAATTGGAGGTGCTAACGGTGCAGCAATTAGAAAAGTCAGTGGTATAAACTTCACTCTAGTTGGTAGTCCAAGTATAACTGGTGCAACAGACGGAATTGGTGTAAGTTAGTTACTTCTTTTTATCTTTACAATTAATAAAAGAAGTGATTGCATATCGACCCCATCCATCATAGTAATCAGAGTCTTCAATACTAACTTCTGATACACCATGCTCTACCCAACCTGGCATAATAATTACTGAGTTGTTATTACATTCATATTCATAATCATATTTTGGAAAAACTAGATTTCCACCTTTAAATTTTTTAGGTTCTCTAAAAAAATAAGAAAAAGCAAGAAAGTGCATTGTATAATCAGTGTGTGGTTCATAATATTCCCCATCATGATAATATCTAACTTTAGTAATATCATCATTTACCCATTTAAATATTGTAAAACTACCACCAACACCAGATATAGTATTCAATATTTCCTTGTCAAATATTTTTCTATTCACTTTTAATATGTTTGATACTTCTCTGTGACCCGCATACAAACTATCAAGTTGTAGTGCAAGGGCATTTGTTGAACCAACTATACCACCATAATCTTTTGCAGGAACTAGTTTGTTAGGATGTGTATAAAAATCTAATTCTTGCCATATTAATTTTAATTCTTCTTCGTTGTAAAAATTATCAATAATAATGTGGGGAAACGGATCAGTATTCAGGGTAGCTTCTATATCTTCTTTTTCCATGCACAAGTTTATTCACTATTATAACATATATATTTCACTTGTCAAACAATAAATTTTTTGATATAATATTTAAATGAAATACAAAATTGCTATTGTTGGTGCTGGTAATGCTGGTTGTATTACTGCTTTACATTTTTATAAACACCTTCGAGATAGTGGAGACTTGGAAAAATTTGAGATTACTATGTATCATAGTCCTGACAATCATCCAATTGAAAAGGTAGGACAGGGAACTACATTAACAATTCCACAATTAATAGCAGACACTTTAAACATGAATTGGCATAATAATCCAATCGGTGCAACTTTTAAAAGTGGAATATTATATGAAGGTTGGGGAAAGAAACAAGGAGAAATATTCAGCCCATTTACCAATATGAGTGTCGGAATACATTTTGTTCCCAGTAAATTATCAAAAACTGTTTTAGAATCAGGGTTTTTTAAGATTATAGAAAAGGTTATTAAAAATCCAGAGGATGAGATAGATGCAAATGTTATATTTGATTGTAGAGGGAGACATAATCGAGATTTAAACAATTATCATAATTTAATTAATCCACTTAATACTGTAATTTTATCTAAAAAATTTGATAGAGATCATGAATTGACTTATACTAGATGTGTAGCAACACCTAATGGTTGGACATTTGTAATACCAAATCAAGATAGTGTTTCATACGGATACTTATATAATCAAGAAATAACAAATAAAGATGATGCTATCGTTGATTTTACAACTAGATTTAATTTAGATTATATTACTGATACCCTACATTTTGATAATTATGTTGCTAAAAATTTTAAAGTGGGAGAGAGAACTATTCTTCAAGGCAATATGTATGGGTTTATTGAACCACTTGAAGCAACTTCTTTAGGGTTATATATTAGTTTGTGTAGATGTGCTTGGGATGGTATTTTTAAAAAACATTCCTTCGATAAATGCAACATACATATCAAAGAAAAAATGATTGAGGTACAAAATATGATACTTTGGCATTATCAATTTGGTTCTAAATTTGACACACCATTTTGGGATTATGCAAAATCACTTCCATTTAAACCAGATCAAAGATTTTATGAAGTTACAAATGGTAATCTAGATGAGGAGTATGGTCAATGGGAGCATTGGAATTTTGAAAATTGGAAAAACGGAGTACAGTAATGTTTAACATACCTTTTTATCAGTATAAGATTGAAAATTGGAGAGAGAAGAAACAAAAATTATTAGAAATATGTTCAACGATTGATTTCAAGAATCAAGATATAGGAAATAGAAAAATCACTAGTGTCAATGCTGATAATGTTTATACTGATTATAGAAGTGGTAATGATGATATTTACAGAGATAAGGTTAAAAGTATATTAAAAAATGAATTACATAATTTTCAAAAAGATGCTAAATTAGATGTGATGAAGGTGGGTGAGGTTTGGTTTCAACAATATTATAAAACTCAATTTCATTCACCACATAATCATGGTGCTTGTGGATATAGTTCTATAACTTATATAAAATTCAATAAAGATAAACACATTCCAACTATTTTTTTAGCACCTTTTACTGACCCAAAGGGTAATACAATTGAATTTGTACCAGAAGTAGATGAAGGAAATATGATTTTCTTTCCTTCAATGATTACTCATTATGTACAACCTAATAAGTCTAGTGATATAAGGATAATTCTTTCATTTAATGTGAATATATCTTGACTATGGTTACTTTTATGCTATAATACTGGTATGAAACCAGTTATCAAGTATCAAGGTGGAAAGACAAAGGAACTTTCTAGGATCAAAGAATTTGCACCCAAAGAGTTCAAACGGATAGTAGAACCTTTTTGTGGTGGTTCTGCTGTATCTCTACACTACGGAGATACTTGTGTACTGAATGATATTAACGGAGCAGTTATAAACTTATATCAAGAGATTGGTGGAGATAATTATCCAACAATACAAAGAAGAATAGATGAGATCAAAACATACAATCACGATGAGTTAGAGAAGATATTTTATTCATCAAGAGATATTATTAATGACCCTGATAGTTATAGTGACCTAGAGTATGCTATTGCATACATCGTTGTGAGACAGTTATGTTTCTCAGGTATGGAAAGATATAACTCAGAGGGCAAATTCAATGTACCTTTCGGACACTACAAGAGAATGAGTTGTAATCTATCTCCTGACCATCACAACTTTTTTAGTAAGAAAGCAACAATATACAACAGGGATGCGATTAATATTATTAATGAGTGTACTGAAGATGATTGGATATTCTTAGACCCACCATACTTAGATAGACTTGGATACACCACAGGGGATGGAGGAGATACACTTCATACAAGACTTGTTGAAGCAATGAAGAATACAAAAGCAAAATGGTTGTTCATTCATTCTGATTGTGACTACTATCGTGAAGAGTTAAAAGATTATTATATTCACACAAAAGACTTTAAGTATATGCAGAACTTCGGTAAAGGTAAAGATCACTCAGGTTCAAAGGTTCAGCACTTGTATGTTACCAATTATTCAACTGTCACAACTAACCCCACAGAGGAAAGTATTACCGCTATAATAAAGACATCTAAAGAAAATTAATGCAACTAAGACCACATCAAGAGCAAGCAATTCAATCAATGTTGGACAATGACAAAGGACAGGTTATTGTTCCTACTGGTGGTGGTAAGACCATCTGTATGATTATGGATGCTGTAAAGCAGTTGGAAGATTATGGTACAGTTGTAGTCGTTGCACCACGCATACTACTTGCAGAGCAACTATGCAAAGAGTTTATGGAAATCATTGATGA